ATCTAACTTAGGGTATTTGTGGCATAATATACGCAATCTGCTTATAGACTACCCAAAGAACCTACAAATCATTTTTGCACATAATAGAGCAGGAGCTAAAAAAATCATTCCACTAATTCTGCATTATGGAGACGGATTGTGGAATACAGATTTACAATATTTTATAGATGAACGAGTAAATGTCTTGGACAAAGGGAAAACAAGGATATCGGCTTGAACATTCTTCTCAAGAGTTAAATAAGACTCTTAAAGAACTAGAAGGCAGTATCAAAGAAGAAGAGGCAAAGTATTTGCTGTATAAGTTTTTGCGGAACAATATAGCATTTACCTCTGAGTTATTTTTAGGAGTTAAATTATTTCCATTTCAGGCAATGGCCATCAAGGGAATGATGGTTTCTGATTATTCTATGTTTGTCTTTTCTCGGGGTATGTCGAAGACATTCTCTACAGCTATTTATGTTTTACTAGAGTGTCTGCTTAATCCTAATTCAAATATAGGTGTTATTGCAGGGACATTTAGGCAATCAAAACAAATCTTTCAAAAGATGGAAGATATTGTCAGTAAATCTGAAGCTAGCTTAATTAAAGAGTGTGGCTTTAAAATACAAAAAGGAACTGACCAATGGACTATGACTTTAGGCAAAGCAAGGGCGATAGCCCTTCCGTTAGCTAATGGTGATAGACTCCGTGGATTTCGATTTAATAGGATTGTATTAGATGAGTTCCTCACCATACCCGAAAAGATATTTAATGAAGTTATTATACCTTTCCTTGGTGTGGTAGAGAATCCTATAGAAAGGGAAGAACTGCATAATCTAGAATCCCGCCTAATCGACAAAGGTGAGATGACAGAAAAAGAGAGATATATCTGGCCTAACAACAAGTTAATAATTCTTTCATCTCCATCATTCAAGTTTGAGTATATGTATAAGCTCTACAAGAAGTATGTAGACTTAATAAGTGGACTGGCGGTAAAAGAGGGAGAGGGTGAAGAGGAGGATGACTTTAAAGATGAAGCTTACAGGCTAGTGATGCAACTTAGTTATGACTGCGCTCCCACAAGGTTGTATGATCAAAATCTGCTTAAACAGGCTAAAGCCACGATGAGTGAGATGCAGTTTAAGAGGGAGTTTGGGGCGCAATTCATAGACGAAAGCGATGGGTATTTCAGGCTATCAAAAATGGCTGCTTGCACAATACCTGACGGGGAGTCTCCTGCTGTAGAAGTAGTGGGGAATCCAAGTGATCAATATTTATTAGCTTTTGACCCCAACTGGGCTGGGAACACAAGTGCGGATCATTTTGCTATGCATGTGTTTAAAATAGATAGAGATGCTCAAAAGATCTGCTTAGTTCATAGTTATGCCGTAGCTGGGGTATCACTTAAACAGCACATGGAGTATTTCCTTTATTTAATACAACACTTTAATATTGTTGGTATCTGCGGGGACTATAATGGCGGTGTTCAGTTTATTAACTCCTGTAATGAAAGTGCTTTGTTTAAACAAGAGAGTATAAAAATTGGCATTATCGAAGTTGACCTAGAGAAACCAGAGAACTGGAACTCTGATATTTTAAGCTTTAAAAATCAATATAATATAAGGGAAAGAAATTATTGTATTTTAAGAAAGCCCACAGTGAACTGGATAAGAAACGCCAATGAGATGTTACAGGCGGCTATAGACCACAAAAGAATTTTATTTGCTTCTAGAGCGGTTGATTCTCATTTTGATGCACAGAGGAAAAAGAATATACCTATAGAAAAACTAAAGTGGGATATAAAAGCTCCAAAGGCATCCAAGGGGGCGATGATGATTGATTTGATTGACCACCAAAAGTCAATTGTTGAATTAACGAAAGCTGAATGTGCAAACATAGAAGTTATTGCCAATCCGCAAGGGTCTCAATCTTTTAATCTTCCTCAAAATTTACGGAGGCAAAAAGGGCCGCATAGGGCAAGGAAAGACTCTTATTCTGCCTTAGTTTTAGGCAATTGGTTCGCAAAAGTTTATTTTGATTCTGAAAACGCCTCTCCAGAGAAAAAAGCTCAAAGCACATTTATTCCATTCGCGATTTGAAAAGTTTAAAAGTTACTTTTATAACTTTAGTGTAAACTTTGATATGCCTCGGAAATACACCAAACGATCAGAATATTGGGCCAAGTTCAAAAAGAAAGAACAGCCTATTGAAAATTTATTAAATCCTGAAGACGAGATCTCTCCTCAACTTATTGGAGATTCCATTTACAACCCCAGCCAAGCAAGTAGACTTACGGAACCTGTTAATAGAACTGCCGTGAGAACAAATAGGGTGGCGAGGACGGGATTGGGTAATAAATATGAGAATATCAAAGATGGGATATTGCCATATAATTATTCTAAAGACTCCGCAGATGTATCCGAAGCAGTTGAGTTATGTCAGAAGGCTTACTTTAATATAGCAAATTTCAGAGGAACTATAGACCTTTTGTCAGAGTTTGCGGATTCTGATATATATGTAGAAGGAGGTAACGATAAATCTCGCAGATTTGTAGAGGCATGGTTTAAGAGGATTAGAATGCATGATTTAAAAGCACAATACTTTAGAGAGTATTATCGTTCAGGGAATGTATTTCTTTACCGCCTAGACGGAAAAATCCCCCTTAAAAATTCTCAAAAAATGCTGGAAACCTACGGAGCTAGTGTCCGCAAGGAGATTCCTATTAGATACCTGCTGATAAATCCTACTGATATAGCAACTAAAGGAGGAATATCTTTTAGTGGTTATGAATATTTTAAAGTTTTAACTCCGTTTGAAATAGCTAGGCTTCAAAAGCCCGCCACAGAAGAAGAGAGAGAAATGTTCGAATCTCTACCCGAGGAAGCGAAACAATCCATAAGAACTTCAGGCAAAGCTGGGTATGCTATGGCTAGAGTCCAAATTAAATTAGATCCACTTTTCCTTCATGTTATTTTTTCCAAAAAACAAGATTATGAACCTATGTCTGTTCCTGTAGGGTTCGCTGTGCTTGATGATATAAATAGAAAAATAGAATTAAAAAACATTGATCAAGCAATTAGTCGCTCCATAGAAAATGTGGTTCTTCTCGTTACTATGGGCAATGAGCCAGATAAAGGAGGAATTAATGCCAAAAATCTAGGTGCCATGCAGCAGATATTTAAAAACCAAAGCGTTGGTCGTGTTCTAGTTTCTGATTATACCACAAAGGCAGATTTTGTTATTCCAGATATAAGAAAGGTTGTCGGTCCCGCTAAATATGAAGTTCTAAACAAGGATATAGAGGACGGACTTCAAAATGTTTTAATAGGTGATTCTAAATATTCTGATGGGCATATAAAAATGAAAGTGTTCTTCCAGAGGTTAGAGGAGTCTAGAAAAGCGTTTCTTAATGATTTTATTAATCCTGAAATTGCCAGAGTTTGTAAAGCTGCGGGCTTGAGGTCTTGGCCTAAGGCTAAGTTTGCCAAGACAGATACAATGGACGATAATAATCTAGCAAAGCTTGCCACAAGACTCATGGAGTTAGGTGTGCTTACTCCAGAGCAGGGTATGCAAGTTGTCCACACTGGGTCTTTCCCTGAGCCTAAAGAGATGGAAAAAGCTCAAGATAAATTTAAAGATGATAGGGAAAGGGGTCATTACATGCCTCTCGTTAATACAATTAATTTATATGATGAGAGTCTTCCAGTTGGAGGGAACCCTGAGCCAAAGGATGCCCAAAAGCCAAAAGAGACACCTCCTGTAGCACCTTCGGGTGGAAGACCTATGGGGGTTTCTAATTCTAAAACTTTCTCCAAGAAACATATTATAGAGGCCACTAAAAAAATTAATGAATTTGAATTATTAGCCTTTAGAGAGTTTGCTTCAAAATTTGGCTTAAAGAGAATGTCTAAGCAGAAAAAAGAAATGGTAGCTCAAGTTTGTGAGTCTATTGTTATAGCTAAAGATACTAATGAATGGGAGCAGTCTTTATCAGAAATAGTTGAAGATTTAGACAATCTTACTTCTCTTAATGTTCATGAGAAAATATTAGAGCTTGGTTGTGAACATCAACTCGATGATTTATCTTCTGCAATTTTATATCATTCAACTCAAATTTCTGTGTAATAGAGAATATGTCATTGGATGATTTTAATGTTTGTCTATTTGAAGGCAGGGTAAGAGAGATAAAAGACGAGGAGTTTGAATTATTTGGTCTTTCTCACGGGACTATTCAAAAAGCGGCAGAATCTCTGCTGCCAGATGATTTCGATCCAGATCAAAATATCGACGTATTGCCAGTAGTTTTTAATTTAGCTAAAATTAATGAATTCAATAAAAATGGAGACGGCATTGATGCTAAGACTGCCGTAGCCGCCGTAAAAAGATTTATCAATAAGCCAATTAACATTGAGCACAAAAAAGATAAAATTGTTGGTCATATGATTAATGCGTCCTTCTCGGAAAGAGAGTTTGACTTTAAAAACAACGATATTGAATCTTACGCCAACAAAACGGAGCCTTTTTACATGAACGCGGCTGGGCTAATTTATAAACAAGTATATCCAGAACTAGCGGAAGCGATTGTAGAAGCCTCTAATGAGGAAGAAGAGTCCTATCAAAGCATATCTACAAGCTGGGAGCTTGCATTTAAAGATTTTGAAGTCGCGGTGGGATCTAAGCTTTTACAAGACTCCACAATAGCGGAAGGCGCTGAAAAAGAAGACCTTAAGCAGTATATTAAGGGTTTGGGTGGCAAAGGAGAAGATAAAAATGGCAACCCTGTTAACAGATTAATTGTTGGTCGAACTTATCCATTGGGAGCAGCATTAACAAGAAACCCTGCTGCTGCCGTCCAAGGAGTCTACCCTTCAGAAAATACCCCTGAAGATAAAAATATAGAAAAAATTTCCCTAAACACCAACATAAATGTAAAGACTGACAAATTAAAAAACATTTTTAATATGGATAAAGAACAATTCGACCAACTTATTGCTCAGTTAACAAAGAGTGTTGCTTCCGCAGTGAAGGAAGGCTCTGAGGCTAAAACTGTAAGTGAGTGTATCAAAGATACCCTCATTGAACACAACGAGTCTTGGACTTCCAAGATTGCTGTTGAGAAGGAAGCTAAGGCGAAAGCTGAAGCGGAGCTTGAGGAGTTACAAGACTCTTTCAAGCAGACGAAAGAAGAACTCGACACCCTTAAGAGCGAAGTCGAAGCGAAAGCTGCGGTCGATCTCTTTAATGATCGCATGAACTTCATTGATAATGACTATGACCTTGATGAAAAGGAAATGGCCCTTGTCACCGCCGAAGTTAAGGAGCTTGGTTCTTCCGAAGAAAATTTTAATTCCTATAAGGAAAAACTTAGCGTTATTTTTGCTCATAAACTCAAGGAAAATATTGAGGCTCAAGAGGCTGAAATTAAAGCTCGCATTGACGAGGCTGTTGCTAATCGCGAAGAAGGCGATGAAAGCGAAGCTGCCGAGTCTGAGGAAAAAGAAGATGAGGAAGCGGACGAGACTCCAGAAGAGCCTCTTGAAGCTGAAGGAACTGAGACAGAAGCCTCTCTTCCTAATAACAATGGAAACGCTAGCACAAAACTTTCCCTTATCGAGAAGCTCAAGGAGAGCTTTGAGGTAGAGGTATCTTAAATTCAAACTAATCAATTATGGCTAACGAAATCACACGTTTACTGCCCTTCCGTCAATATGATGATAACGATGTTATCAACTTTTATTCATATGACGGGGAAACGGGCGAAGCGGGTTCTGTCGTGAAGGTGAGCGCCGCTGACCTTCAGAACGAGCCTGTAAAATACGTCGAAAGAACCGATTCGGATTCTTGGGACGCTACGCTTGGCAATGCCCTATCACTTTACCCTGAGGTTCCTTATAAGCTCACAAAGGTAAGTGATACTGGGTTTGGTGTCAAGCCGTTGGGAATCATGTTACGAGATGTTCGTAACAAGGATGAAAATGGAGAAAATCTTTTATACTATCCACAGAAAAAAGAAGAGCTTCAATGTGTCGTATCTGGTGAGGCAGTTCCTGTCGCAACCAAGGGCTTATTTACTGTTAATGTTCGCGGTTTAACTGATGGAATTGCTCCAGCAATTAATTCGCAAGCATTGCCTTCCAAGAATGGAACGGTTACAGGTGTTGTAAGCACAGACTCTGAGTCACATCGACATCATCACGCTCACTCTATCGGGCGATTCATTGCTACTGGGAACAGGGAATCTGGTCCTACTACTGATGCTTTCGCAGGTGCATATGCAATCCTCAAACTTGAATGCTAATTTTTTACGATCATGAAAATCACAATTAAAAGAACTGAAGATCAGTTGGCCCTTATCAGGGCAATGGGATCTAATAATCGTGAAGAAGCTTACGAGGCTCAGGCGGCTGTTGCCGACTTTATCGGACCAGTTATCTCCGAGGTCATCAACAATGCTCCCACAGTAGGAAATCTGTATAACACGATTTCTTATGGAGAGGATGAAAATCCATCTTTACCTCTGGATCTTTTCCACGATATCACTGATGAGAACTACATTCAGGTGTATTCTCAACAGGTTGCTGGTGGCCTTCCTTACAGTCAGGTCTTCCCCGCTCACAACGAACTTAAGTTCAGCACTTACAGCTTGGACAGTGCTCTTGCGTTTGACCGCAAGTATGTCCGCAGTGCTAGACTTGATGTTGTCAGCAAGACTTTCACTAGGATGGCTCAAGAAGTTATGCTTAAGCAGACCAAGACCGCGTTTAACGTGCTCGCAACTGCTTTGGTAAAAGGTAAAGGAACAAACAACACCGCAGGTAACCAAGTTATTGGTGCTACCGCCGCTGGTCGTTTTGTCCTTGCTGACTTCAACAACTTAATCACTAAGAGCAAGCGCATTAATAGCTCATGGAGTGGAGGCACTCCCGTGGGCGGCGTTAAGTCTGGAATCACCGATCTTCTGGTTTCCCCAGAAATGGTCGAGGAACTCCGCGCTATGGCTTACAACCCAATCAACACCGTTGCTGGTCCTGTCGGGACTGCTGATACGACTACTGACGGTTTGGCGGCTCCTGAGGCTCTTCGCCAAGAGCTTTACAGTGCTGCTGGTCTCCCCGCATTCTACGGAATCAATATCATGGAGATTAACCAGATGGGTATTGGTCAACTGTTCAACAAGCTCTTCGGCGCTATCGTAGCTTCCGAGGGTGCTTCTGTTGCTGGACCTGCTGGTGGAACTTGGAACACTTCCAATGATGAAATTCTCATCGGGATAGACCGTTCTAAGGATTCACTCATCCGTCCTACAGTGATTGGAGAAGGAACTCCTTCCGACTTCCAAGTGCTCGTTGATGACCAGTTCTCTGTTCGCCAGAACAAGATTGGTTACTACGGTAAAGTTGAAGAGGGCCGCATCTGTATTGATGACCGCGCTCTTATCGGACTGGCCGTATAAGCGACCTAAGTCACTTTAAAGAGAGTCGCCTCGAAAGGGGCGGCTCTTTTTTTTTGATTTTTTAAAGAAAAAAGCTATCATATATTATGAGCAAGAAAAAAGCTGCAAAAAAGAAAACGGCAAAAAAGGGGGGTGAATCTGAAATGCCAGTTTCTAAGGGGGTTGAGAAAAAGCACTTAGAGGAGTTTGATGTAACTGACGGTAAAGATAGAGATGCTTTCGATAAAGAAATTGAAGAAATTAAGGAGTTAGAGGAGTTATTAGGAATGCCTCAAATGAATCCCTATGGCACTCTTAATCGAGAAATTTTTAGACGGCGGTTAGAGGATTCTTCCGCTTCTGAATTAACAGATTTGGCCGCGAGAGTAGGGCTTCCCAGAGAGCGCAATATGCAGCTACTAAGGAACTCTCTAATGAAATCTTTCGATTTTTACGCTGTAAAACACAACGTAACTGTTCAAGGTCAAGCTAAGCCAATTATAGATCCAAGTTCCCCAGATTATGATTCTACTGTAAAGTTATTTAAAGAATAATAACTTTATGAATGATCTTGAGCTTTTAGCTAGTGGAATTGTCCAATACGATTTCCCTAACGATACAGGCACATATAATATGGGCTTTGTATCGGGTTGGCTGGAGACCAACATTGGGGAGTTAAATGGATTAATTCACGAAGAGTTCAAAGTAGATGCAACTGGAAATATAAGGGCGGGCAACACAGGTTTAGCTGATGTCGAAAAAAATATATTCTCTACTTTATATGAAATATATTATTATCAAAAATCCTCTAGAGAAGCTTTAAGAAGTTTTGCTTATTCAGATTCTGTTGATTGGATTACCTTAAAGGAAGGTGACACCACTATACAAAGGCAGAATAAAAACTCTGTTTCTAAGACTTATGTAGATTTAGCTAAAGAGGCTGATGAAAGATTAAATAATTTACTTTATCAGTATAATTATCAAAAGGCTTCCCCGTTACAAGTTGCTGGGGTTGACGGAACTCTAAACCTTTCTGGGAAACTTGTCTAATGGCCTCATTGCTTACAGCAGCAGAAAAATCAGCGGTTCAATCGGCCCTGAGCGACATGCATGATACCTTTGCTAGAGATATATATGTTTATGTAAAAGAGACATCTAGCGTTCCTGTGGAGCTTAACTACAATCCTCTATACAAGCGGAGGAAGGATGTTTCTAAAATATCCTCAGAAAACACCTTAACCCAATATACCTATAGTGCTCGTATTTCATACAAGCCAGAACAGAAAGAAGATATCATTGATGGGAACGGGCAAATGAATTTAATTGCTTCAGAGGGGCAAGTAAGGGTAAAGGTAAAAGGAGACGCTTACGAAAAGATTAAAATTTGCTCTAGAATAGAGGTAGATAATCAACTCTATATTGTAGATGGAGATGCTAAAGTTATTGGGCCATTTGA